CTTGCTTGCGTAGATGAGTGTCGCACCGAACAATGCCTTGCTCCCATGTACGACCATATAACCCAGCTTCTTCCATCCATACCATGTGTTGACTTCCTCGGTCACACCAGCTTCATAGGCAGCCAGCTTAATTCTGGCGTCATTGATAGGCTGAACTCTCACAGCCCTCCACGCACGGCGGAGGCATTCACCGAATTTCAGTCCGGAATACTTGCGATAGATTTCCCAAGCCTTTTTCATAATGCTGCGCAAATCGAACTTTTTCATATCCATTTCTTCCTTTTTCATAGACTTCTTGGCTTTTTCTTGTTGTTTTCCGATGCTCGTATCGTAAACTACCTATAACCTATGTCAAGCAGAATTTCGGATAGTTGAAAAATTTTTTTGCAATCCTCATATATGTAACGGCAGCTCCACATGCAGAGCTGCCGCCAATGTCAAACAAGAAAACACATATCAGAAGAGGGAGTCCGCAACGGCGTGTGCATGTCCACGGCGATGCGGTGGAGCCGGATACAGGGTTTGAACCTGCGACATCCTGAGTACAAAACAGGTACTCTACCAGCTGAGCTAATCCGGCATTTTGTGACGGCGATAACCACTCGCCGTCTGTACGCTCCCCTGCACTATTTGGTAGTTTAGCCACGTCGCAACTCCCAGTTCTCTTGTGCGTACTTCCCAGGCTGCGACGTTCTTTCGTCTCTATTACACCCCTAATTCATCAAGCATTTTCTCGATTTGGACAATGGAAAGCGGATCAGGCAGATTCCGACTTGTGTAAACAGGAGCGTCAATCGAGCGCTCAATGTCAACATAGTCATTTGGCAAGCACACAAGCGGAGTATTCAGCATAGCAAATCGGTGCAATCTCTCCATCCGCTCAATGATTCGCCGACTATATGGATTATCGATATAGTCGGCGATATCGATGGCAATTTCCTGAATCTTCACAACGGGAATGGCCTCGGGTTCTCTGCTTCTTCTCCGGTATTCGTCCATAACTTCCTTTGCCATGCTGGAGCCCATTTCGCTCATTCGGCTTCCTCCTTTAATCCGCATTGGATATCGAAACCGCCGATTTTTCCGATGTCGTGTCCGCGACGCATGAGTGTGATTACGCAGGGGTCAAACTTTCTACATTTCACGCCAGCGGAATCAAGCATTTTCTTGGCAGCAAGTGTAGCCATAGAATCAGCATACTTATCGGAGTTATAGATAATCTCCTTAATTCCGCTCTGGATGATGGCCTTAGCGCACTCGTTGCACGGGAACAGCGTGACATATACTCGGCTGCCTCTAACATCCCGTCCGCCTGCATTCAGAACCGCATTGAGTTCAGCATGGACCACAAATGGATACTTTGTGTCCTCCCCGGTTCGTTCCCAAGGGTATTCATCATCTGAGCAGCCTTTTGGCATACCATTGTAGCCAGTCGAGACAATGATGTTGTCATCATTCACGATGCAAGCCCCAACCTGAGTATTTGGATCTTTGCTACGCATCGCGGCCAATGTCGCAATACCCATAAAGTATTCATCCCAGCTGATGTAATTGGTTCGCTTCATTTTCATCACCCCTTTACGGCAAAAAATCAGGATGCTCCTTCATAAACGGTTTTACAATTTCATCGATGGCTTGAGCCGCTAGACTTTTTGAGGGGAAATAAACCAGTCCGACTGCTTTAGCCATTTGATTCCACGAGATATCGAAGTCATCGCGGTAACAGCTAAAGGATATAAACCAATGTATATTTTGGCCGTCCCACGGATTATCCGTTTCTCCATTCTCCATCGAAAACCGCCAAAGGAGTCGGTTTAAGGTTTCATGAAGCGACCGTTGCTTCATCAATCCCTCGTCCGTGCAGTAGTTAGCAACAGAATAAGCATTATTGTCGCATATCAAATAACCATCAAATGTCGGCTTAACCATTCCTGTAGCGCCAATATAGCAATATTGGCGATTTAGCTGCCTATCAAACGGGCTTTTCTTTACTTCCTTTGGGTTTTTAACATCTTTCAGCATCTTAACCTGTTCGTCCGTCAAAGGAATCTTCTTGCCATCGAGCATAATGTAGTTGTCCATACCAACCCTCCGTATGTTTTTATGGCGGCGCAGGAGGGATTCGAACCCCCGTGGGCTATACGCCCTCAACAGTTTTCAAGACTGCGCCTTTATGACCGCTTAGGTACTGCGCCATATGGCTGAGCGGGCCGGACTCGAACCGGCAATTACGGGGACCAAAATCCCGTGCCTTACCTGTTTGGCAACCGCTCAATATCATGTGTTATCCCATCAGCGGTTCAGACTTATCCTCCCAATTTGAGCAGAAAACGCCCGTCCCGTTCCATCTGGTGCATCTGGAGCCATCCCCACAGCAGCATCCGCAGCAGTGTCTGATGAAGTTTTCTTCGTCCGACAGCTTTTCATAATAAAGATCGAACCACCCGCAAACGGTGTTGTGGCCGCATGTGTCACAGCGAGTTAAGTGCGGTCTTCTTGTTTCATCCATCTGAATGCTGCCTCTTTGTACACATCAACGCAAAAAGCAATCGCTCTTTCCATTCCAGTTCGCTGATAGTACCATGCGATAAGTATGTTCTTCACCTCGTTGAATCGAACTTTGCCGGTGATCTCAATGTCATCAGCATAGGAGATCATCTCCTTTAACTGAGCATTAGAGAGCTTTTGAACCCACAACGGTCTTTTCATTTACTTTCCTCCTATCTCAAATGTAGCTCCGTAGCAGTCTATCTGTTCCAGAACTTTTTCGAATATCTCAATGTCGGTAGAAGAACGTATCTCATCATATCCCCAGCCGGCGAGAATAAGCATTTTCCTTGCTACAGGAATATCTATCATGACGTGAACGTCTCTTTCCATGTTCAGTATTCCTCATTTCTCGATTCCTTGGTATTCATAGGCTTTTCCGAAGACAGACCAAACCAACTTGTACAGCTTTGGCTCATGCTCACTTATAACTCGCAGTTCATCCGCTATATTCCTTCCAAATGGGCATCCAACGCATCCTGTCCGTTTTAGGCCATACACTGTATAGCAGTCTGAATGGACAATTTTTTCCGCTTCAACATAGTATTGTTTCGTCTCATCATTCCAGAACCACAGCGGCATATAATGGTCGAGTCCATTGGACTTTGTTTCGAAACAGTTTGAGTGTCTGCCAGATCTAGCGCCACCTTCAGACTTTCTTTCTCCGGTAATGAGCAGGTCACAATTGACTCTCTTTTGATAATCCGCTAACGGTCTCTTTTTACTGCAAGTACAGCACATTGCAGACACCCGAAAAGAAAGTTTTTCTCCCGTAAGTTTCTCCTTGAGGCCCTTGTTCCAGCTTATGTTGAATCGAGACTTGTCCCCCCAGTCATTGCACCACCATCGAAGCGCAGCTCTTGTGCCTGGATATTTTTCGCATAAAGCATCCACTGTTCCATCCTCAAATTGAAACCCATGCTTCTGCAATCTTTGAATATAATCTGACACCTGCTTCGATTTTAGCGGGACGCCATATTTTCTTACAGCGGCAGGAATCGGAGTTCCTTTGACTCGGACAATCTGAATACCATACCTCTGCTCTATGTAAGCAAGGTGTTCCTTCGTGGCTTGATATTCAATCCCAGTGTCAGCAAAAACAAAATGAATCTTTGGTAGCTGGTCTCTGAAGTGAGTGCAGATCATATGCACAATTAGATCAGAATCTCCCCCCCCAGATACACTTACGCATACATGCTCGTGACTAGAGAGATAGAATCTCATCTTCCCAAGGGTATTATTTATTCGCGCGTAATCAATCATTTTCTGTGTCCTCCATCTTGCGAATATATGAAGTTTCTTCCCACAGTATCCTCCCAGCAGAAATCACGCATTTCGCTACTTTCCGGCCTAAAGCATACGCTTTGCCAGAACCACTCCGTCTATCCATTCAACAGGTTGCCATCGCCTCGCAAGGATACGGATTTCTGTCTGGGGGAACACCACGGAACTTTTCAGCCCTGCGCCTCTGCATAGATCGCATCCGTTCGTACTATTAAAAGCCGGGGCCAGCCCACAATATTATTTTGTCCTTGATGCGTGATGCAGCACGGCACCAGAAAGCTCGTTTCCGTATATATCATTTCAACGGTGCGTGAGCCATCCGCATGGTGGCCTTATTGGGGATCGAACCCACATCCTCCCGGTTATGAGCCGGGTGCTCTACCAGTTGAGCTATGAGGCCGTGCAATCATTTTCAGGAGATCACGGAAATGGTCTGTCAGCTGAACAGCAGCACACAATAGAACTTTTTTGTCCGATCTCCCGGCCCACCAAAAAGAGCGTACACACGGTCGAAGTCATCGTCCATATGATTGCCAAAATATCTCAAGCCATTTTCTGAAGCTGAACAAATATGATCGAGTTCTGTCCAGCTCACAACCTCTGCCTTGTTTTCAATCGGAGTTCTGTAGAATTGTTTTCTCATGACATTTGCCTCCTTCCTTTATAGAATCCGGCTGGCCCTGAGTTTCATCAGGGACACTTTTTACGTCGTCGGCAACTTTGCCACCAGCCGGTATAGCCAGCCTTGAAAATGGAATTGAACCATCCTTCTGCACGTTACTGGAACCGTGCTTGCCTATCCTGATACCGCCAGGAGATTTCCAGGCCAAGGCATACATTCGCATTTATCAGACAGCTACAAAAGTCGTATAGCATAGTCTTACCAGTGCGTTCATTAGATCCGTCGCACGGTAGGGTTGAGCTGTGGACTTCTCAAGGATAGCAAGTGCGAGGTTTGCAATCGCCTCCGAATCTACATTCGCCGGGTTCCCGATATCATCAGTTATTTCCCCGACCAGCTTGTCAAAGTCTTCTCTGCTTCCCTTGGTGAATAACTCATGCTCGTTACAGAAGCACCTAAGATGTTCCGGAATAATCACGCGCTGTTCTACGTACATCATTTCCGACGTCTCCTTTCAGAACACGGCTCCACGGCGAAAATCGACATTCCAGCCAATCGGTCTTGCTTTTCTTTCTTCGATAGCCATGCGAGCCTTTCCAATTGGTTTCTGAACGACATACGTGTGATTGTCAGAGCTTACAAGGATCATGCCATCAAGCATCTTCTTTCCGCCCTGGTCAACGGGGAACAGCGAAAAGATTTTCTGCTCATCCTGATTGAGTTCAACGTTGATTTCAGAGAGATCGAGTACAACAGCTTCACTGCAATTCATGTAATCACTCAGCTTTCTTCACAGGTTTGTGTGTTATTTTCGATGCTCGTATCGTAGCAGACCTACCACCTAGGTCAATATGTTTTTTCGGATTTTTGAAAATATTTTTCCAAATACATCTGCCCGCTCAGAACTTTTATATTGGTAATTGCAAACCAGTCTATAACGATTAGATGTGTCACCATATATGGTTTATTGCCTCAGCAGATCATAATTTCTCCTATTCCGGGAATTCCATCATAAGGTCAGCGATCCTCGCAAGAGCCTCACCGTGTATGTAGAACACCCTTCTCAAATATGACTCCTCTCTGTCATTGAAGTCCATTTCCCGGCCGAAGATAGAGCTATTGACTTCTTCCCAATCCATGGAATAGAAGTACCGCATTTCTATAACAGAGACCTGATTGGCTTTTTTTATCTTGGACAGTAGCTTCTCAAAGTAGTGCCGCTCATTGTCTCTTTGCTCTATTTGGTCTTTTACCTTTGCCTTCAGTTCATCGAGCTTAGCAATCTTATCTGTAAACCTGTCGGGGCTGGATGGTGTTCCAAACCTTGGCATATCAGAGAAGGCCGGAGATCCGATTCCGGCCAGCTGTGCTTCGGCCCTCTCTTGCAGCTCGATCAGGTTATCTATGTACTTGTCGGACTCTCTGTAAGCAATAAGCCTTTGCTTAACGTATGCTACATCAATCTGCGTTTTCTCCATCTCAGCTGTGCCACCTCTCATTTTATTCTTCTGATCGGTGGCACCGCCAAGCGGCGTCCCGATTAAATTTTTCCGGTACTCCCGAATCCTCCACGGTCAGGATTTCCTAAAAATTCAACAGGTTCAAACCGAACACGCTCTGCTTTCTTCACGAGCCGGAACTGACATATTCTGGTTCCAGCCGGTATGGTCGTGCGCCGAATTGCTACAGCAGGAAATCCCCAGATATCTCCGTCACCGCAGTAAGTGTTTTCGATGATGCCGATGCTGTTCGCCATGATGACGCCCCAGTTCTTGCAGGTACTGGACCTTGGGGCAATCTCTGCGTAATAGCCTTCCGGCAGCTGCATGGATACGCCAAGCGAAATCACTTTGAACTCAAGCGGCTCAAGATCTGCTTCCTCAGCAGTTCTGAGGTCAATCCATTCTCCGTGCGATTCCGGGACTGGATTTCCGTGCGTATTGATTTTGATTATCATATTGTCCCCCTGTATCTCTCTATAAGCCTTAGAACGTTGGAGTTTCTGCTTTTTGATTGTGAGGTAGGTGCGGATTTTCATCCGTCCTACCTCATGTGGTAAGCCTGTGGTGCCGCTCTTAATCAGAACGGAAGCTGAGCGTCTTCGTCCTCGATTGTCTCATAATTGTTTTCGGAAGGATTATCGACATACTGAGCGCTGTCTGTATCACCAGACTCATTGGATTTCTTGCTGTCACCAAAGTACACGTTTGCGACCTTGACTTCAACCGTCTGGCGTCTCTCTCCTTCCTTGGTGGTATAGCCCCTCTGCCTCAGCTTTCCATGGACAACAATCATTCTCCCTTTTGCAAAGAACTTCTCAATGAACTCAGCAGTGCTTCTCCACGCAACGCAGTCGAAGAAATCGGTTTCAGGTCTTTCGGCATCCTTTGCTTTTGTGTCGCGCTCGACCGCAATCCTGAATGATGTTACGGCAACACCGCTTTCGGTTCTCCGGAGTTCGGGATCTTTCGTCAGCCGGCCCATCAGATTCACTTCATTGAGCACGTTTACTCCTCCTCGTCCTCTTCAGGGGAATCATAGTCGTAATCGCCGTCAAATTCGGTGAATTGACCGTCTGCGCTGCCACTCTTTTCTTCCTCGGCAATGGTGTTCCCATCAGGAATCTCATAGGATGCGCCTTCCGGAACCTTCATGATAAAGATGGTTTCATCACAGGTCGTGCAGTCGATGGCAATGCCGGAGATGTACTTGCTGTCTTCGGAGAACATATAGCAGAACAGCTGATCTCCGACGTGCTTTGCTGCAATCTCGGGGTCAATTTTGAAGGGGTTCCCATCCTCGCACCCAGAAGAAAGGACAACCTCATTGGTATCGGCTGTACGTACTGTGTACACGCCGTCAGTTTCGACGATGACGAGGTTCCGCTCAGTAAACCCGATCATCACGTTAAAAGCATCTTCGCCCTTGGCGTCGTGTGCCTCATGGTCTTCATCGTCCTGCGTAGGCTCCGGGACCCCTTTGACATCGGTGATATCATCGTCGCAGGTCTCATACCCATCGTCGAAGATGCTGGTCTGACCATCATCAACACGGCGGAGCACAAACTTCTCGGCATCGTCATCCCATTCCAGAACCATTTCACCGGCCAACTGACCGGTAGCTTTGTCCTTAATCTGGAGGACAGAGTTGACCTGATGCTTGAAAGAAGGCTTGTTGTAATCTCTGTTCACGCCGTCGATATTGACAATGCCCTTTGTAATGGCAATATCCAGCTTCAGAGTGATGGTCGCATCGCTTGCGCCCTTCATCTGCATATTGCCGATGGTTCTGTTCAGAACATCGTCGAAGTCCTTCTTCAGTGCAGAGAAGGTATCCTCATTCAGGCTAAGAATCATCTCGTTTGCTTTGCTCATAATTTACTTCCTTTCTCGTTTTACAGTGTTTGCTCCCGAATATATTTATTCCTACAGCTTTCGCTGCAAAAATCAGCCCATTGGTCATTCACCTTTGTGAATATCCAGCCCCGCTTCCTGTGAAGGGCATCACGCTGACCTTTGGCGTTTTTTGCACTGTCTTCATCGTCAAAGCGGAACTTTACAGTCTTGCCGCAGCAGTCACACCAGAACTCTGCGTCTCCATCCCACCAGCCATCGAAGTAAAGCTCTCTACCCATCGGCAGGCACCTCACGTACAGGAGCTGACTCTTGAATTGTGATGACCAGCCTTGGCCGGAGTGAGTAGAACTTCCGGAACTGGAAGTCAACTACCTGAGCATCATCGTGGTAAGCAAGCTTATTGAGAGCGTCCATAGCAATTTTTGCTACGTTATCTGCATCCGGTTTTTTTATCGGCCTGAGTAGATGAGCAGCCATCATGGCCTTCTTTTTCTTACTGGCGCTTTCGGGTATGCTGTAGTACCCGACGATTCTCACATCAAGAGGAACATCTTTTTCAAATGGATGCCTGCCGCACTGCTGTATGTAGTACAGCTGAATCAGGTTTTCATACGAAGCGGTGGCTTCTGGCGTAGTCGCTCTTCCATTGGAAAACCTAGGTCTTCCCTTCCCTTTGGGTTCTCCAGGGATGGTAAATTTAACCTTCATCCTGTGTTTCGTCTCCTATCTGAGCATCTTGGAACTCGCAGTTCTCAATCTGCTCACACTTGACGTAATACTCATACGTCTTCTTGTTCCTTTTCTTTGCCGGCTCAACTCTGTACCCGTTTCGGTACAGGATCGTAGCAACAATGTCCCGGTCTTCCTTCCGGTCGATCTTCAGGTAAATAGGTTCTGCCATTTAGTCATCCTCCAATAACTTTGCCATTGCGTCCCACGACCTTGCAGCCGCTTTTTTTCTCCAGCTGGGTCCAACGAACTGCATTGGATAACAGCCTTCAAAGAGTCTGTCATAGATTCTCCGGTATCGAAGATCTGCCTCCTCTTTCATCTGATTCATCGTCACATTGGTTGTGACAATCATGGGGCGTTTTCTTCGGTATCTGCTGTCGATGATGTTGTAGACTTTTTCGAGTGCCGTGTCAGTGCTTCTCTCTGTTCCAAGGTCATCAAAGATAACCAGATCAGCAGCATTCAGCTGGTTGATAAGCCGTTCACTGATTGACCTGTCGGCATCCATTGCGGCAATAAGCTTGACAAACGATGTCATGACTACTGGGTGCATTTGATCCAGCAAGTCGTTTGCAATGCAGGCAGCTGCAAAAGATTTTCCGGTTCCAACATCTCCCCAAAGCAAAAGCCCTTGATTGTTCTCCATCATCTGGTCGAACTTCTCGACGTACCGCCTACAAAGCTTCAGGTTCTTTGCGTTGTACTTGGTCTCCTCGAACGTGCCGAATCGGGATTCCTTCATTCGCTCATCCATCAAACTGACAGCCCTGAGTTTTTCGATTTTCTCAAAGTCTTTCTTTCTCTGTTCTTCAGCTTTCTCCCGCTCCTCTTCCGCCTTGTCACAGTCGCATAAAAAGCCCATCTTAACCCGAACGGTATTGTCAGGATTCTCTTCCGTAGGCAATGAGAACTCTTTGAATCCTTGTCGGGCTTTTCCGCAGGTTCCACAGTAGATAATACCGTCAACCTCGTAGTCTCCGGGTCTTGGCTCCTGCCTATCAAGGGATGTCTGCGCGATCTTCTGAATCAGTGTCAAAAATCCATAGTCCATCTTCATTCGTCCTTATATTCGGCAAAGGGGTTAGACCCACTCGAAGTCTGCGGATCAGCCTCCTTTTTCTTTGGCAAGAAGTCCGTGAATGGTGTATTCTCAGACAAGAACGTCTTGGCGTGTTTGATGTACTGCATTTCCGTGCGTTGCCGATTCACTACATAGGCGTAGTTCTTGGCAGCTCGCAGCAAGTCGATTTCAGACCACCCGTCTTTCAAACGAGCATTATATTTTTTATACGCTTCAGCCTTCCCTTCCTTTTTCGGATATGCATTCCAGAACTCTTCAAACGTAGGTTTGTACGTTCCAGCTGCTTTCTTCTTCGGAAGATCACCAGAAAATCCGCCGTTCGGAGTCTTCGCCGTGCTCTGCGGATTTTCCTCTGGATTTTCCGCAGGAATTTCCTTTGGAAAATCCTGTTCCTTTCCCAACGAGCCGCTTTCTGAAGTCTGACTCTCCTTTTTGGCCGTATTCTTTTCGTTTCGCGCCCGTGCTTTTCTCTCTACATCCTTTTCTCTGCGGTCGATTGCTTTGTACCACTGAGCTTGCCATACATCCCAATCATGCAGTCGAAACGAGCCGTCTTCCTCTTTATCTATCCAGCCAGTATCAAACAGAGCCTGTACCACCTTCTCCATATCGAGATGGCATCCAGTTCCGACACCATACAGTTCCCTCACGATATCCTCGGAGTCAACGAATGGTATCTTCCCTGTTTTGTCAGCATTGTTCAAACCCCAGAACCACAAGAAAACAAGGATTCCAGTCGCCTCGAACTTGGAACAGTTCAAAGCCTTAAACAGCTTCCTAAGCTTTGAGCCATTGATGCTGTCATGTACGCTAATCCATGGCATCAATACCACCTCCCTCTTTGCAGACGTAGACCTCAACGCCAGTTGCTTTTTGGACAGCCTCCTGAATTCGCCTCTTGTTACCGTGGTCATTACTCATGTGGCAAATATATATTTGCCGCAATCTGCTCAGGTCATTTGATTTCAGAAAAGCCAAAAAGTTCTCCAAGCTCATATGGCTTCGGAACAGACGCTTTGCTCTTTCTGTTGGGGTCTCACCATTGTTGACCTTCTCCCACACAGACTCATGGTCATAGTTGACTTCCCCGATTATATGTGTAAGTCCAGAGAAACGGTATCGAACGAAAAAGCTGTCCGTAACGTACAAGATTTTGTCTCCGCTTGATCTGGAATGAAGCAAATACCCAACCGGCTCTGGGGTATCATGCTCAGTCCGGAATGGGAGAATATCAAATGTTCCTACAAGGAACACTGTGTATTCATCATCTCCGACGCGGTTAAGAGAATGCAGTCGCCGGCAGTCTTGAATCCCAAGCTCATTCATCTCGCCTTCAGGCATCCAGACATCAACGCATTTTCTCAGCAGGTCTTTTACCGCCTTGCTGTGATCTCCGTGACTGTGTGTCACAAGGCATCCGGCAATTCTGGAAAGATTAAAGTCGCAGCCTATCTGTATCCGCTTGATTGAGATTCCAGCGTCCAGCAGCAGATCGGTGCTTCCGTCAGAAATCATATAGCAATTACCGGAGCTGCCGGACGCAAGAACCTTAATATCCATCAGAAATCAGGACCTCCATCCTGACTCCGTTCTACATTGTCAACAGCACCTGTCGGAACGCCGATCACCTCGCCGGTGGATTTGTCCACATTGGGCATCCGAATTCCGGGATTCGCGTCATGGAGAGCAGCAGGCTTTACCGGAGCTGTGTCAATGATCCTTCCATTCGCTTGGGCTTCCGCGTCTGCCTGAGCCTCCATCTCAGCAATTTTGGCTTCTCGCATCTTCATGTACTGGTAGTTATCATCGATTTTCTGAGGGTCAAGCAAGATATGCTTTGGGCTGAAGACCTCTCGAACAATCGTCTTGTAGACCATCTCATCGAGCCAGCCTTCGACTTCCTTTTCAACTTTCTTTCCGCTTTCCCAAACGGTAGTCTTTCCTCCCCAGAAATTCGCAGAAGCGTATTCCGGCTTTCTCTTGTTGACATCCTTCATCGTCATAATGATAAGCTTATTCTTGGTCTGGTCATCAAACTCAATATAGCCGAAACCTCCGCGAATCTCACCACGGTCAAACGGGTCATTGATAGCAAATTCATAGGACTCGATGGGCTGTCCATGCGACTTTTTTATCGGTCTGAACGTATCATTGGAATAAACAAGTTCAATCGTGACAGAAACAGGCTTGTCCAGTGCATACTTTTCGGAAATAAACCGGATACCGTTGTATCCTTTCATTAGGTTTACATCATACTTTCTTGTCTTGTTGTTCTTGAAAGGAATCGGGGTGAGATGGTTGTCCTGCATCATATCCAGACCCATCCGGGCGTAGTGAACGACATCTGTTGCCAGATCCTGCAGGTTGACATTCTGCCAATTTACCTCCAGATCATTGTTGTACTTTGGATCCTTATTGGCTGCGTTCTTCCGGATACGATCTTCCTCTGCCTTCTTTAGCGCCCGGTCAATTGCGATGAAGTAGCCCTGAATCAGCTTCTTCTGGTAGTCCGTGAGACTCGGCGCTCCAACGCCGGTTCCGAATTCCTTCATAACCATCGCCGTGAAGCGTTCGCTCTGATTGAGCTGGACGGGCTTTTGCTCGGTCAACTGGGTTTGTTCATTGTTTTCAGCACTCGCCATTATTTTTACCTCCATATATTGACACGGCCAGATGACATCAGGCCGGGTGTCTTATCTTAAACTTCCAATCTCAGCACTTTGTCAGGCTCTGAAACTACCAAGCGAATCATCTGCGTGTTCGTCTTTGCAAGTCTGGTAATGCTCTCTGCGTTGTCAACCATAACCGGAAGCTTTACGCCCCAATGTTCAGACAACGTGTCAATGATTTCCAGTCCAGCATTGATCCTCGCAGCATTGTTTGCAACGGAGTACGGAACAAGCCGACCATCGTCGGTCGGAACCATGACATCGCAGCCTTCCTTCAAGCCGCCGTTCTGCTGAACCTCAAACAGTCTGAACCGAACTCTCCGGAACTTCCGGTTAATACGCTCCGTGAGCATATCGACCTTTGCCCGCATAAAAAGATCGCACAGATATAACCCTCGCTCAGTCTTTCCGTACTCATCAGACAATCTCGCCTCGGCCTCTTCCAGTTCTGCGACCCTCTTTTTCTGTGCTTCAGCAAGGGCAATCTTAACGCGCATTTCCTCATAACAGCTCAGCTGCTTCTTTTCGGCTTCAATCTTTCCTTCCATCTCAGCAGAAGCATCTTCCTCACATTTCCCGATGTCCAAAAGCTTTTCTTTTAACTGAGCCAGCTCATTTTGGAGCAATCCGTACTCGTTGGTGTGTTCATACGTGGGATCTGTTCCAATTGCACTTCTCGCTTCTTCAAGCTCTTTCTCAGCAGCGGTGATTGCAAGTAGCGCAGAAGCAGCTTTTGCTTTGCTTTTCTGAAGCTCATCTCTCAGCTTCTCGATCATGTCTTTGGAAGCCTCGGTCTTTCCTCTCATGTTTAGCTGCGCCAATCTCCGGCTCTTGGAAAGATTGAAGTCCGAAACGATTTTCTCAATCTTGTCGGCAGGAAGCTCCCTGCCGCACGTCGGACAAACCCTTGCAGAATCAGAAAGCGACTCAGCATTCACTTGCTTCCATTCTTTCAGGATATTCTCTCTGGTCGCAGTCATATCTTCGAGCATTTTCCGCTTCTGGACTTTCTCAAACTCGACGCGAGTCGATTCCGTTCTACAGGCGTAGACCTTTCTCTCAGCGTCCATGACCTTAGCGTTGAGCGAAGCGTTCCGCTCTCTCTGCATCTTCGTGAAATCCAGTCTTCCATCGGCAATCCTCAGCTCAACATCCGCAATTTTCTTCCGGATGTCGAAGCCAGCGTCGCCACCGGATTCCAAAGCCGCTTTTTCCTTCAGCAACTCGCTAATTCTGAGATTACTGCTTTCAATAGCAACGTTGACAGTATCCGTATCTACCGAACCAACATCCGGGATTGCCTTTTCTGCTTCTTCGATTCTACCGGGAATGCTCTCAATCTGCTTGTTCAAGTCCCGCATCCGAGCTGATGCGATCTTTTTGTATTCATCAATTCCGTACATCCTGTCGCACGTTCCGGGAATCGATAGATACTTCGGAAGATCGCTCAGTTCGGCAGAGCTGTTGATAATTTCTTGGTCAGAAATATCACCGCACACCTCAAGTAATATCTGCCGGCGAGTCTGCCACTTCAACTGCTCCGCAAAATAGTCTGGCATCGTCAGCATCTTTGGCTTCTCAGCATCACCGCCGCACAAGCTGAGTACAGTGCTGGTATAATCCCGTTCCTTGACAGGGACACCGTCAACGAAGTAGTCTACCGTGTGTCCATCTCTTTCCTCGTAAGCACTCCCCTTCTTTTTCTTGTAGACCTCGTGGTACGACTTCTGGAACGTAATAATCTGACCGGATTCCTGCTGGAACGATGCTGTGACTCCATGATTCAGGTGGTGAAGGTCTTCTCCATCAACGCCCTTTGTCTTCGGGCTAAAATCCTTTACGCCTGTACTGGCCTTATCGAACAAAAGCCACGTAAGAGCATTGAACACGGTAGTCTTTCCGGTTCCATTGTCTCCGTAAATCGAACCGGAGCATCCGCCAGGGAATTCCAGGCTCAGTGTTTTGACCCCTTGGAAGTTTTCAAGCTTCATGGACAGCAATCTCATTTTTTCTTCATCCTTTCATACTTCTTGGCTTATATTTGAAAATTCAAGCGATTTCAGCTGACACGGCTGATCGCATTGATTTCGTACCTCATCACGATATCCTCAAGTTCATTTCTAAAAATGAGAGGGAAATAATCAGCTTCCTTATCGGCTGACTCCATTTTCTTTTTTGATTGGGACTCAGCGAACTGAATGTCCGCCTCTTCAAATACGAATCCCCTTTCAGTTTCTATCCTCTTCACAGTCTCTTCGATTTCCGGACTCATTGTCTTCATCTCCTATATGTTCTCTGGAAACAAACGCTGAAATGTCCATCCGCCCTTGCTTTCTTATGGCATCTTCAAGTTCCTCAGATGACGAAATCCCATATTGTTCCAAAAGTATCCTCATCAGTTCTTCCTTGTCTGGCATCCATTTTTACTCCTCTTGATTGCCATTTCTGTGATGATTTTCAACTCACTTATTGATTTTGCAACATCCTCCAGATACTCAGTGATTTGAGACAGATCCTCAATTTCATTCTCTGAAACCCTCCCATCTGCGGCAATATCCATAAGCCTGTCTTTTATGTCATCCAGACGATCCAACTTCATCCCCTTTAAGAGCTTAACTGTAACTCTTTCAATCGGAACAACTTCCTCAGAGACGGGCCTGTCTTTTCCAATTGGACACTCATGCAAACAGTAATAGTTCAGCAAATGCGGAGCCTTGTACAAGTCAGCCATCTGAACTGCTTTGTCAGGAGGCATACATTTCGTCAGGTTCAGCTCAGCATCAGCAACCGCAGATACAGACATTCCAAGCAGTTCCGCTGCCCCTTCTCGACTAAGGAGTCTGTCATCCAATTTTGCAGCTTCCATTCTGGCTTCGTACCACGGATTTCCTATAGCCTTCGTAGCTTCACGTCCCATTTTTTTCCACACCTTCTTCATGTATAATTACCGTAGTAACAGATAACAATATCACATTGGTAATCTGTTCGCCAAAAGCATTATTCCGCTTTGATTTCTTGTGCAATCAAATTGGTAATTTACCATCAAAAAGAAAATCGTTCAGCTGTTCGGGGTTGAAGTGGAGGACTTTTGCAAGAGAAAGCTTTTCATCCTCAGAGAACGGGGAACCGCCACTCTCTTTCTTCCTGTAGGTGTGCAGGTTCATACCAAGCTCGGTCGCAACATTCTCCTGTGTAAGACCAAGCCGTATTCTCTGAGCCTTAATCTCTCTCCGATTCATTTATCCACCTTCATTCCTTCGATGTTTTACCGATATGATAACTATATCTTACCATTCGGTAATTGTCAAGCAAAATTTTATCAGTTGTAAGAAAATTTTTCTTATTAGCGATAAAATCTGTTGCGGTTTTAATCTATTTGATGTATCATCTTATCAAAGTGGTAAATGCTTGAAAGGAGCCAAGAAGCTATGGATTACTCAACGTTTAGCAACAATGTCAGAATGCTCATCGAACGTCGTGGAATGACAGTAAACTCATTCTGCGATGACATCGGAATACCGGCACCTACTATATCGAGGTATCTGACGGGAGAGCGAGAGCCAAAGTTCTCTTACATTGTCAGGATTGCAGAATACTTCAACGTTTCTCTTGACTGGCTTGTGGGGATAAACGGTGAGAAATTCGATGTGCTACCTGCGGACATCCAAGATGTTGTTTATCTTTACTCACTGGCATCCGAGGATGACCGCCGTGTCATTCGTGTGCTGCTAAGCAAATACAAAAAGGAGTAATGACACATGATCTACAGCGACAGGACAAGCAGGAACGCAATCTTTGTAGGCCCAGACCACAAGACGGAACACCTCCAGAGAATACCGCTGATGCAGAAAACCTACGACGAAGCATGGATTCAACGTCTTATTGAAAAGAATCCATCCCTGCTCCAGTCTGAGGAAATCGGCTCGGAATTTTCCGATCTCATTTGTATTGGGAAGGAAGTTAAAGTCGGAACCGGATCATCCGGATACATAGACAACCTTTATGTATCCGCAACCGGACACGTTGTCATCGTCGAAACCAAACTGTTCCGCAATCAAGAATCCAGACGGACTGTCGTAGCCCAGATCATCGACTACGCCAAGGATGTTCAGGGATGGACATCGGAAGACCTTGACAAAGTTGCCTCTGAGTACACATTCCATCGCAGAGGACAGGCATCCCGTGTCTTCGATTTAATGCTGGAAGCAGGCTATTTGACCGTGGAGGATTCAGCCCGTTTCACCGATTCTGTGAACAGGAGCCTTGAAAACGCAGACTTCCTGCTGCTCATTGTCGGCGATGGAATACGAAGTGGCGTTCAGAAGCTGGCAGATTTCATCTCCGGTTATACCTCAAACAGTTTCAAGTTGGGGCTGCTGGAGCTAGAACTTTACGAACACAATGGCGGCACAATTGTCATTCCGAACGTCCTGACAAAGACGACTGTTATTGAGCGCCAGGTATTTACTCAAAAACAAATGAGCCAGGAACCATCTATTCGCGCATCCGCTCAGCCACAGCCTCCGGTTCTTTCCCTGGAAGAGTTCGTCAATGTGTTTGCTGCAAACGGGAATTACGAAGCTGACTCTGTGTTGTCTTTCATCGCAAACATCCGCGACCTGCCAGGTGTTTCGGTCACAATTCACCCGTCGGAAGTTCGTATCCGAATTCAGCTCCCGGACGGCTCCTCCTGCCCGATTCTGGTGTTCGGGAAATCAGGAACAGCTGGAAAGCCGGCTGCTGATATCTGGGTCTACCCGGCAGATATTCAATACAAGCTCGGCAAGGCAGGCATCCCACTATACAAGGCAAATGCTTATCTTGACTTCTACAAGGTATTCGTAAATCAGGATAAGTGCAAGAACGTTCCGTACACCGTTCCGTCGAGCTTCTATTACGGATATGTTCGCAGAATTCTCGGCAATACAGACGCATTCATGGAAGCCATTGAAGAACTCATTACGTCTGTTTCCGATTCGGATGAGTAAAGTGGTTTCACTTGGCCTATTCCACGAAATACGTGGCTGTAGAGAGTTGAGACGCAGCATATTCTTCCAAGGACTATGATAAAAGCAAGAAGCGGGCAGAATCTCTTCTGTCCGCTTCTATTCTAAAAAGAAAGGGATGAACGCCGTGGCTGCCATTCCATCCACGTCCAAAAAAATAACGGACCTGAAAGCTGCAATCTACATCAGAGTCTCCACGCACTGGCAGGTCGATAAAGACTCCCTGCAGGTGCAGCAGCGTGAGCTGATCGCCTATTGCCAGTTGGTGCTCGGCATCAACGACTACGTTGTATTTGAAGATGCAGGATATTCCGCAAAAAACACCGACAGGCCAGATTTTCAGAAAATGATGGCCCGAATCAGGAGTGGAGAATTTTCCCATGTTCTCGTCTGGAAAATCGACCGGGTGAGCCGAAACCTTCTTGATTTCGCGTCTATGTATGCTGAACTTCAGAACCTTGGAGTTATCTTCATTTCAAAGAACGAGCAGTTCGATACGTCCACGGCCATTGGCGAAGCCATGCTCAAAATCATACTGGTATTCGCTGAGCTTGAGCGGAACATGACATCCGAGCGAGTGACGGCGGTCATGCTCTCCAGAGCAAACAATGGTAAGTGGAACGGCGGCAGAGTTCCGTATGGGTACGCGCATCCAAAGGACAGCACATCATTTTCCATAGACGATACTGAGGGAGAAGTTGCTAAGCGGATTTTTCAGCTCTACGAAGAACATCAATCATGTCTTTACATTTCAAACATGCTCAATAGTGAAAAGATCCTTACGCGAGCCGGTGGCACATGGAATTCGACATCGATTCATAAAATCCTGACAAACCCATTCTATTACGGCGCATATCGGTACAACATCCGGAAGGGAACAGATGGTCAAAGGCGAAGTGACTCCGAATGGGTCGTCGTAGAAGACCATCATCCCCCGCTTATCTCAAAAGAGCGCTTCGACGTTATACAGTATAGGCTGAAGCAGAATAAGCGAGGTGGAAACCAGCGTGGAATCAGCGTTGAAAAAAAGAACGTTCACATCTTCTCCGGCCTTCTTGTGTGCGGGCATTGCTCTGACATCATGACCGCAACTCCGGGAAACCGCAGGGCGGATGGCTGGACGCCGTCAAATTACGCCTGCATGAATAGGAGGAAAGGTCCATCTTCGTGCAAAAGTAAGTATGTGTCAGACGTTATAGTTGCCCCATTCGTCCTCAGCCTGATTTCCAACATTCTAACAGCGAAAGATAAAATAGGGTCGCGCACGGAACCGGCAACTCTGGAAAAGCGGCTTCTGTCCGGCGCTGTGTTCTGTGATGTCAAGCACATCAAACCGGATGGCCTTAATCAGCTCCTGTCCATCCTGAAAAGCGGCACGTCCGGTCTGGAATATTCTCCGGAATTCAAACGAAGCCAGCCCAATGACGCAGCATCAGAAGTTGAATTCCTGAAAGATCAGCGCCGGAAAAAGGAAATTGCACTGCGTCGTCTGAAGTCTCTGTTTCTGTATGGTAGCGAGGAAATCCCAGAAAAGGAATTCATCCTTGAGCAAAAGAAACTCATTGACGATCTGAACGCTATTGACGCAAAGCTTCTCAAGCTCGACGTTGACAACGCCGGCTTGCAGAGTCTGGATGACGCTTTCGTGGAAAAAGCCAGCTATTTTATTATGGTCGAGCGCATCATGAACGGAGACCGGGACGATCCGGCAAGCTTCATTCGCAATGTTGATCTGAGCGTCGTCAAGTCCTTTCTGAATGCAATCATAAGGAAAATCGTCATACTCAATGGCAAGGTATCCTCAATTGAGTTCAAGAACGGCATCACACTGGAATTCAGCTACGAATAGCAGCTTTTCCCACCATTTTTAGTCGTAAATGGCAAATTGATTAGCGTGCTGCAAAACCTCATTTTCCCCCAAAAAAAGTTCAGAAAACGACGGCAACCAGCCTATATAACTGGTTGCCGTTTTCTTATAAAAAGTTCGATCTTCTCCTTGCAGCAACAGGCATTTTTCATACACATAGGCTGTTAAGTGTATAAGATTTTTGCCCCTTACGCAAAATTTTCTCAGAACCTTATTCAAAAAAAGTTCAGCCAGTCACCTATAATCCAGCATAAATCGAACATTTTTATATCAAAAAATCTTATGTTATACAATACACATAGCATCCCCAAAAGAAAAGAACCGATACCGCTGCTTTACCGCTTCTTCATAGGCGTTCAGCACATGCTCGCGCCCAGCAAACGCGGACACCAGCATGACGAGGGTGCTCTCCGGAAGATGGAAATTTGTGATCAGACCGTCCATGGCCTTGAAGGTATACCCCGGGTAAATGAAAATATCCGTCCATCTGGACTTGGCCTCGAAAGTGCCGTCGTCGTTTACCAGCGATTCCAGCGTGCGGCAGGAAGTCGTGCCTACGCAGATGACCCGGCCGCCGTTTCGCTTCGTTTCGTTCAGCATGTTCGCGGTTTCGGTGTTCATCATGCACAGCTCAGAGTGCATATGATGCTCAGTCACTTCCTCCGCCTTTACCGGGCGGAAGGTGCCAAGGCCAACATGAAGAGTCACAAAGGCTTCGTTTACGCCCTTTTCCCGGATTTTTTCCAACAATTCCTTTGTAAAATGCAGTCCCGCCGTGGGTGCGGCGGCGGAGCCGACCTCACGGGAATAGACGGTCTGATACCGCTCCTGATCCTGAAGTTCCTCCTTGATGTAGGGCGGCAGGGGCATTTTCCCCAGGCGTTCCAGCACTTCCAGAAAAATTCCTTCGTACCGGAATTCCACCACCCGGTTGCCGTCCTCCCGCACTTCCCGAACGACGGCCGTCAGCTCGCCGTCTCCGAAAATGACCTCGTTGCCGACCTGCATTTTCCGACCGGGCTTGCACAGGCACTCCCAGCACTTGTTGCCCAAGTCCCGCAGAAGCAGCACCTCCACCACGCCGCCGGTGGGACGGTGCCCCATGAGCCGGGCGGGCAGCACCCGGGAATCGTTCATCACCAGACAGTCGCCGGGGTTCAGATAGTCGATGACGTCGTAAAAATGCTTATGCTGAATTTCCCCGGTTTCCCGGTTCAGCACCATCAGCCGGGAACCGTCCCGCCGCTCCAGCGGCGTCTGGGCGATCAGCTCTTCCGGCAGATCATACCAAAAATCATGTGTTTTCATGTTTTCCTCCCTATTCTCTGTGCCCACAGTATAGCCCATTTTTTCCCGTTTTGCAACAGACAAAATACATTCCTCCGGCATAGACTGGCGTGGAGGTATCAGCCTATGAAGCAACCATTCTTTACAGGAGCCTGTACGGCACTCGTCACCCCGTTCCTCGGGGAAAAGGTTAACTATCCCATGATGGAGCAGCTGCTGCGGCGGCAAATCGACGCGGGCATCGAAGCCGTGGTGATCTGCGGCACCACCGGAGAGTCCGCCACCCTGTCCGACTGCGAAAAGCTGGAACTGTTCCGCCGGGCAAAGGCATACGTCGGGGACAGCTGTCTCATCATCGCCGGAACCGGGTCAAACTGCACGGAACACGCGGCGGCGCTGAGCCGGGCAGCGGAGGGCGCGGGAGCGGACGCGCTGCTCGTGGTCACCCCCTACTACAACAAGGCCACGCCGGAGGGTCTGCTTGCCCACTACAGCGCAGTCGCCGGAGCGGTACATATCCCGGTCATCGCCTACAACGTTCCCTCCCGTACCGGCGTTGATATTCCCGTGGAGGTCTACGGCCGGTTGTCCCGCATCCCCAACCTTGCGGGGGTCAAGGAAGCGTCTTCCAGCATCTCCAAAATCGGGAAGCTCTGCGCCGCCTGTCCGGATTTCCCCGTCTGGAGCGGCAACGACGATCAGGCGGTGGCGGTGATGTCGCTGGGCGGGCAGGGCATCATTTCGGTTCTGTCCAACGTCGCCCCCGTGGAGACGCAGGCCATGGCGCAGGCGGCACTGGCAGGAGATTTCGACACCGCCGCCGCATTGCAGGCGGAGCTGCTGCCCCTCATTGAGCTGCTGTTCTGCGAGGTCAACCCCATTCCCGTAAAGGCCGCCATGCAGCTCATCGGCTACGACTGCGGAGGATGCCGTCTTCCGCTGACCCCCATGAGCAGCGAAAATCTGGAAAAGCTGAAAAAGTACCTGCTGTAAACGAAAAACGCCGTCCCTCCGGGCGGCGTTCAGAAAACGGTCAGGCCGTCCGCACGTTCTGCGGATGGCCTTCGTTTTCATCAAATTTCGGCTTTCTCTGTAGGCTTAGTGAAACCGGCATCAGGCCAGCACCGCTTTGTGGAAAACCTTCTTACCCTTTCGGATCTTCACGCCCGCTTTCAGCATCTCCTCCGTCACGGCGAACTGGGCATTGGGCACCTTCTCGTCGTTGACCAGAACGCCGCCCTGCTCCACCAGCTGCCGCGCCTGCTTGTTGGAGGGCGCCAGTCCGCAGGCCACCATCAGGTTCAGAATGCCGATCTTGCCGTCCACCAGCTTGTCGGCGGAAATTTCCGTGGTAGGCATATTGGCGTCGTCGCCGCCGCCCACAAACAGCGCCTTGGCAGCAGCTCTGGCCTTTTCGGCTTCTTCCTCGCCGTGAACCATCTTGGTCAGCTCGTAGGCGAGAATTTCCTTGGCCTCGTTGAGCTTGGCGTCCGCCCATGTGTCCATCTCATTGATCTGCTCCAGAGGCAGGAAGGTCAGCATCCGGATGCACTTCATCACGTCGGCGTCGCCCACGTTCCGCCAGTACTGGTAGAATTCAAAGGGAGAGGTCTTGTTGGCGTCCAGCCAGACGGCGTTTCCGGCGGTCTTGCCCATCTTGTTGCCCTGGGAGTCCGTCAGCAGCGTGATGGTCATGCAGTGGGCGTCCTTGCCCAGCTTCTTGCGGATCAGCTCGGTGCCGCCCAGCATGTTGCTCCACTGGTCGTTGCCGCCGAACTGCATATTGCAGCCAAAATGCTGGAACAGGTGGTAGAAGTCGTAGGACTGCATGATCATGTAGTTGAATTCCAGGAAGGACAGTCCCCGCTCCATGCGCTGACGGTAGCAGTCCGCCCGGAGCATGTTGTTGACGGAGAAGCACGCGCCGACTTCCCGCAGAAGCTCTACGTAGTTGAGGTTCAGCAGCCAGTCGGCGTTGTTGACCATCTGCGCCTTGCCCTCGCCAAACTCGATGAAGCGCTCCATCTGCTTCTTGAAGCACTCTGCGTTGTGGTTGATGTCCTCTTTGGTGAGCATTTTCCGCATATCGGTACGGCCGGAGGGATCGCCGATCATGGTCGTGCCACCGCCGATCAGGGCGATGGGCTTGTTGCCCGCCATTTGCAGACGCTTCATCAGGGTCAGCGCCATGAAGTGGCCGGCGGTCAGGCTGTCGGCGGTGCAGTCAAAGCCGATGTAGAAGGTGGCCTTGCCGTTGTCGATCATTTCCCGAATCTCTTCCTCGTTGGTCACCTGAGCGATCAGTCCGCGGGCAACCAGTTCATCATACAGTTTCATATTTTTCATTTTTCCTTTCTTATTGCGCTGCG